ATGGTGATGATGTTGGCGGTCAATCTGTAATTGTCCGCGGTCCTGTTACTGCGGGGCCATTCTATATCCTGATGGAAAGTTCGGGATATGTATTGCAAGAAAATAACGATAAGATTGAATTGGAGTCTTAAATGGCAGATACCAAAATTTCAGCAATGACCGCGGCAACTCTGCCGCTTACAGGTGCTGAATTAGTCCCGGTCGTTCAAAGCGGAGACAATAGGAAAACTACTGTTGCAGACATCATTGCCTACAATCGAGCCTACGGCGCATGGAGTGATAGCACTGATCAGACAGGAAACATATCTGCCGGAACAGTCATAACCTATAACACTCAAGATGTAACCGATGGCATCACACTTGTAAACAATTCTAAAATTACTGTGCCAAACACAGGTGTTTATGACCTTCAGTTTAGTGCTCAATTTAAAAATGTTGATAACGCACAGCAAGAAGTGGTTATTTGGTTTAGGGTCAATGGTAGTGACCTTGCCAATTCAGCAACGACAGTTACTGTCCCGGCAAGAAAAACAGCAAGCATCTTCGGCTACGCGGTTGCCGCATGGAACATATTTTTAGATTTAAATTCTTCTGATTATGTTGAAATCTTTTGGTTGCCATCATCAACTCAACTAACTCTTGAGCATCTGCCGGCATCAGTAACTCCTGCTTATCCAGCGATTCCATCAATTATCGTTAGCGTTCAACAGGTATCTTAAATGCCAGCCAAATCTAAGGCTCAATTCAGGCTGATGAAGGCGGCCGAATACAACCCAAAGTTTGCCAAGAAGGTGGGAATCAAGCCTTCTGTGGCGGCTGAGTTTACTGAGGCCAATGTCAGCAAAAAGTCGTATGCAAAACTGCCTGAGAAGATGAAAAAGGGCGGTGATCCTAGGCTTTCGGTAAGTAGAGGCGAGAAGCTACCTACAAGTCAAGGCGCAGGCCTAACTGAAAAAGGACGTCAAAAATTTAATCGTGCAACTGGTGCTAATCTTAAAGCTCCAGCGCCAAACCCAAAAACTAAATCAGACGCTGCGCGTAAAAAGTCTTTTTGCGCTCGTATGTCAGGCATGCCTGGCCCTAAGCGTGATGAAAAAGGCAACCTTACTCGTAAGGCTGCAAGTCTAAAACGTTGGAACTGTCCGGGGTGGTAGATGGCTTACTCAGGAACCATTGGAACAACTGTTGTTAATGTGCAAACCATGATAGATCATGGGGCACGACGCTGTGGAAAACTTGCCGAAGAGCTAACATCAGAGCAAGTTATTTCTGCTCGTGAAAGTTTATTCTTTGCGCTTTCTGCTTTGGCCAATAAAGGTATTAATTATTGGGCAATCAATAAGAAAGTTTTTGGACTAAAAGCAAATCAGTATATTTACGCTATGCCTGTTGGCTGCGTAGATGTATTAAATGTGCTTTATCGCACAATGAATCGACCCACAGGCACTTACGCTACAAGTGCAGGAGGTACAGTTAGCTTTGTCGCAGACTCCGATATTGACACTTTTTGTCAACAAACATCCGCCAATGGCAACATCTCAGTTGCCTATGGTACAAATAACCCCATTTACGCCGGTTCTATTGGCTTATTGCCTTACGTTGCAGGCGGTGGCTCTGCTGTATGGTCTATCATATATGAGTACTCAACAGACAACATTAGTTGGAACACTTTGGAAGACCTTGGGCAAATAACCGTTACTGATAATGAATGGATTTGGACCGACGTTGACCCTGGACAAAATGTTGAGTATTATAGAGTTAGAGCTTATAATGGCACAACTTTAGCTCTTCGTGAATGGTATGTTGGCAATAACGCCCGACTGATTCAAATGGCTCGCTTAAATCGGGATGACTATACAAATTTGCCAAACCAAAATTTCACGGCCAATCAGCCTTACCAGTTTTGGTTTGACCGTACAATCCCGCAGCCAACCATGTACTTATGGCCAGTACCATCAGATCCGTTTATCCAAATGACCGTTTGGTATTCCAGACAGATCATGGATGTTGGCGCTCTCACCGATGAGCTGGAAGTACCGCAAAGGTGGTATGAGGCAACCGTGTTTATGCTTGCGCACCGCATGGCTTTAGAAATGCCTAATGTGCAGCCTGATAGAATTGGTTATTTAGAAAAAATGGCTGATCGGTATATTTATGAAGCTGAGCAAGAAGAGCGTGACAAATCGCCTATCTACTTTGCGCCTAATATTTCTGCATACACACGATAATGCCACTCTTTCTTGATACTCGCGGATTAACTTCTATAGCTATTGCAGTATGCGATCGCTGTAAAATGAAGCGCGCGTATTCTGACTTAGGGCCTGATCCTAATTTTCCAGGCTTGCGTGTATGTGGTAATAACTGTAAAGACCAATATGATCCTTATAGACTTCCTGCGCGTAAGACTGAGAGAATCAATCTGCGCTTTCCTAGACCTGACGTAAGTGTTGCCAACGTGCAGCCTGCGCTTCAAACAGGCGGATATGGCCAGTTTTTAATTTCAACGCAAGGCAATCAAGATACACCGGAAAATAATGGCAACCTTGATGTAATTAGCCCGAGCCCATAATGCCTTCAGCCCAAGTCACCATTACCCAGCTACCCGCCGCCGGTGCAATTACAGGCACTGAGGCGGTTCCTATAGTCCAAAACGGCCAGACCGTACAGACGACGACCGGAGCTATTGCTGCCTCACCAGCTCAGACGCAGACCTTTGTCACGGTCAACCAGGAACCCACCCTGACAAACAGCCGGGCGCTCTCTGGTGGCACTGGCATTGGAATCACCGACGGCGGAGCTCAAAGTACCCTTCAGCTAACCTTAAACGGAGCTTCAGGTAGCCTTGAGTCAGCCTTAAACGGCATCATCGCTAAGACCGGTGGGGCGACGGTAACAGCCCGCACGCTACAGGCATCAGGAGCCGGTCTGACGGTCTCCGACGGAAATGGGGTATCTGGTAATCCGACCTATGCTTTGAGCGGCCTAGCGGCCAGCCTAGCAAACCTGAGCGGTACTGGCGTCCTTGGAATTAACGGTGGCACTTCGATTACGTCGTTCGTCATTACGGGCACCACAAATGAGATCAATGTAGCTAACGGTGCAGGCCCGGGTAATCCGACGATTAGCATTGCGACCAATCCGGTGATCCCTGGAACCGGGGCAATGAAACTGCCCTTGGGAACCACGGGGGAGCGTCCAGGTGGCTCCAATGGTCAGATCCGCTACAACACCACCTCCAATCGATATGAGGGCTATCAGAACGGCACCTGGTCGACCTTGGGTAATGGAGACGGCACGGTCACCTCGGTTTCTGGGACGGCCAATCAGATCAGCGTGGCCAACGGCACGACTACACCAGTCGTGTCGATTGCTAATGATCCAATCTTGCCGGGTAATAGTTCGGTCACGGTTCCTATTGGAACTACCGGGGATCGAGCAATATCGCCGGTCAACGGAATGTTTCGATACAACAGTCAGACCGGAACCTTTGAAGGATACGCAAACAATGTCTGGGGTGCGATCACTACTGGCTCGGGCGTTACCTCTGTAGACGTTTCTGGCGGCACCACGGGTCTGACGACAAGTGGCGGTCCAATTACAAGTTCAGGCACGATCACCTTTGCAGGCACTCTGATCACCGCAAACGGCGGCACGGGTCTTGCGTCTTACACCGCTGGAGACATGGTGTACTACGCCACCGGCACGGCCCTATCCAAACTTACGATTGGCTCAAACGGTCAAGTCCTAACCTCAACCGGATCTGCCCCACAGTGGTCTAATCAATCAAGTTTGTCCGTCGGATCAGCCACCGCCGCTACAAACCTTGCCGGCGGAGCTGCGGGCTCAATCCCATATCAATCAGGGGCTGGAACTACAACATTTTTGGCGTCCGGCACCGGAGTATTGGTAAACAACGGCGGCAATCCGTCTTATAGTCTTACGCCGTCCGGTTTAACGTCGGTAACGGTTACCCAAGCCCCGACCTCAGCCTTACAACTGGCCACCAAACAATATGTAGACGATGCGGTATCGACAGGCATCACCATTCACACCCCGGTTCGGGTCGAGACCCCCACCGCTCTAAACGCTACTTACCTGGCTGGCGGCACCTCAGTCACGGTGACAGATATTACCGGCGGCACAACCCTGACGTTCTCAACATCGCCAAGCCTGTCGGTCAATGATCAAGTTGTCTTCTCGTCCACGTCAAATGGAATCGTTGCCGGCACGGCTTACTACGTTTACTCGGTGCCTGCGGCTAACCAGGTAACCTTGTCGCTGTCCTATGACGGGCCGCAGATCACCACCTTTACTAATGGCACGGGTCTTACGATTGGCGGCCTGGTAAACTCTGGGGTAGGGGCAACCCTAACCAACGCCGGCGCAAATGCAGCCATTCAGATTGATGGCGTAAATCTATCATCCACCAACCGGGTCTTGGTTTATAACCAGGCCAATGCGGCTCATAACGGCGTCTACACGGTCACGACAGTAGGTGATGGTTCAACCCCCTGGGT